ATTAAGGGAAGTCCCGTAGAGACTCGGCTGTACAATATGTTGCAAAATAAGTTGGATGTACATACAAAAATAATTGATCTGTACCGACAAGAAGTTGACGATAAACAGTTGACAGAGTAAAGTTGTAGTTGTAGTATTAAACAACGGGCATAGACCCGATATTTAACAAGGAAAACGAAGATGAATGATGCCGAAGCGGTAGTACAACCCGTCGCCGATATGGACAAACTGGTCAAGATCTATATCAAAATACGTGACACCCGTGACCAATTACGTCGTGAACTAGAAGAAAAAGAGGCTGATCTTAACGAGCAGTTATCTTTGATCGAACAAGAAATACTCGAACTCTGCAAAAAGACAAACGTCGACAGTATCAAAACCAAACATGGTACTGCGATGCGTAGCGTCAAGAGCAGATTTTGGACAAACGATTGGGAAAAGTTTTATGAGTTCTTGCATGAGCATAAAGCCCCTGATCTGCTGGAGAAAAGAATTCATCAATCCAATATGAAGCAGTTTTTGGAAGAGAATCCGGACTTGCATCCCGCCGGTTTAAATGTGGATCGCACATACGCTATTACTGTAAGGAGAAGCAAATGAGTAACGTCGCCTTGTTTAACAACCAACTGCCTGACTATCTTAAGGAAGTCGAGCTTGATGATGTAACCAAAGCCCTAGCGGGTGGTGGATCGCAAGTCAAGCGTATTGCGCTTGGCAATAATAAGTTCGTGCTTAAAGTTGACGGCACCGAAGTATCAAAGACTAATACCGACAAGCTAGAAGTTGTTATTGTTAACGCTTCCAAGAATATCTCAAGGACATTTTATGCAAAGGCATGGGATCCCAAAGCCGATGCTGCGCCGCCTGATTGCTGGTCTAACGATGGTGAGAAACCCGACCCATCTATTAAGTCACCACAAGCATCAGCATGTGCTAACTGCCCTCAAGATATTAACGGGTCAGGTCAGGGTAATACCAAAGCATGCCGTAAGAACCGTCGTATTGCAGTAGCGTTGGCGGCTGATTTAGATGGCGACGTCTATCAAATGACCTTGCAATCCAAGTCTATTTTCTATGACATGAAAGACCCTGGTGATTTAGACCACATGCCATTTAACCAATACGCTAAATACGTCGGCTCACAAGGCTACAACTTAAATAGCTTGGTTACTGAGATGCGGTTTGATGAAGACTCAACAGTTGGTAAGTTATTCTTTAGACCGGTGCGATTCTTAGAGCGCCATGAATGGGAGCAAGCCAAGAAACTTGGTGAAACTCAAGCTGCTAAGAGCGCAGTAACTATGACAATCGCACAAGCCGACGGCGTTAAGCCAAAGCTTGAAGCACCCAAAGCAAAGGCAGAGGTAGCCAAAGTTGAGGTAGAAGCGGAATCCGTTCCTGAGCCTAAAAAGCGTGAGGAAAAGAAAGAGGAACCCACTCCTAAACGAGACTTGAAAGCCGTGATGAGCGGATGGTCCACTGACGACGAAGCATGAATTTAAAAGGTTATAGCCTCCGTTTTGTTGAAGCAGTAAAAGCTAGCGACCCTCGGCACCCCGGGGTCCGCCTTGGCAAATATTGCATCGAAAAAGGAATCCCAGTAGCAACCATGGCACGCAAGTTTGGTGTGTCTCGAATGACGATATACACATGGTTTACTGGTGCTGGTGTTCCACGCAAAGACAAGATTGAACTAATTGAGAAGATACTGAGTAAGTAACGTCTACGGGGACAGCTAGCTCGACGGAGCGAACCGGGATACTGCCGAATCCCTTGCTGTCCTTATTTTTTCGGTGTTAAGGATATATGGCAACAACAGACTTACTAAGTGCGGTACTAGCACCCGAGGGAGAGGGGTGGTATTGCATAGTTGGTTTACGGCAGGATGAGGTACGTCCAAAGCAATCGTTCCATCAGACATTAGCTGATGCGGAAGCGGAGATTGCTACGTTACTACAAGAAAAGTGTAATGTTTACTTTGCTTGTGCCAAATACAAGGATCCCAAAGAAGGTCGTGTTCAACCCAACGGCGACATTATCAAAGCCTTTTGGATAGATATTGATTGTGGTGAGGGTAAACCCTACGCCGATCAGACCGTCGGCCTTGCAGAACTAAAAGCATTCTGTAAAAAGATTAATATGCCGCTGCCCTCAGTAGTTAATTCAGGGCGGGGTATTCATGCGTACTGGAGACTCAAAGAAGTAATCGGTCGTGCTGAGTGGCGCCCAGTAGCTGAACGACTCAAAGCGCTTTGTGAAGAACATGGCTTCGATGCAGACCCATCCAGAACGGCAGATAACGCATCTATTTTGCGTGTACCAGAGACACTTAATTTCAAGGACGAGCCACCCTTACCTGTTGAAATTTTGGCACTTCAGCCTGAAATAGACTATGGGTATATCAAGCAAACCATCGGTGTACTAGTTGCGCCTGAGTGGATGCCCCGTCAGTACAGTGAGTCGGCGCTATCGTTGTTAGGCAATAAACAAAGCCGATTCAAAACCATCATGATTAAAACCATGAATGGGGAAGGATGTGCACAGCTTGAGAATATTGCAGTAAATCAAGATTCGATTGAAGAACCATTATGGAGAGCAGGACTGTCGGTAGCGGCAGTATGCGTAGATAGAGATGAAGCAATTCACAAAATTTCCGAAGGGCACCCCGAGTACTCGCCGGAAGGTACAGAGCGCAAAGCTAATCAAACAAAAGGGCCATACACATGTGCTACTTTCGAGAAGCTCAATCCGTCGGGTTGTGAAGGCTGTAGGCATAAGGGGACTATCTCATCTCCGGTTCAACTTGGCTCTGAAATTGCGGCTGCAGAAACCAATGTTATTGTTGAAACTACGGAGACTGGGCAAGAAGAGGTGTTTGATATACCCTCGTACCCCTTCCCATACTTCAGAGGCAAGAACGGCGGAGTCTACATAGAAATACGAGACGACGATGGTGGCAAAGATGCCATAAATATTTACGAGCACGACTTATATATCGTCAAGCGTCTGCATGATCCAGCCAAGGGCGAATCGGTTTGGATCAGATTGCACCTACCAAAAGACGGCATGAAAGAATTCTCGATGCCAGCAACAGACGCCATGACGATTGAGAAGTTACGGGACAAGCTAGGATTCTTTGGAGTCATAGCACCCAAGAAACAGATGGACGGCATCATGGCTTACATGATCGCCTCGGCAAAAAACCTACAACATTCAATGGAGCTAGAAGTTATGCGGAATCAATTTGGCTGGGCAGACAAGGATAAGAAGTTCATTATTGGCGAGCAAGAAGTCTCAGCCGACAAAGTAGCGTATAGCCCACCCTCAGTAGCCACTGGATCATTAGCTGACCATTTAAAGCCGACGGGTGACTTCGACGCTTGGAAACGTGCTACCAAGGTATATGACCAGCCTGGGTTTGAACCACATGCCTTTGGCTTCTTCACCGCCTTTGGTGCCCCGCTACTTAAGCACCTCAAACACAAGGGCGCCATCATTAACCTAGTAAACAATACGTCCGGTACGGGTAAGTCGACCATCCTGAAGATGTGCAATAGCGTATGGGGGCACCCCGAAGAACTCATGCTCCAGTGGAAAGACACCATGAACTCCATGATCCACCGCCTTGGGGTTATGAATAATTTACCCGTGACTATTGACGAAGTTACCAAGATGAGCGGCGACCACTTCTCGGACCTGCTTTATGGTGCATCGCAAGGTAGAGGTAAGAACCGTATGAAGCAGCACGAGAATGCTGAGCGTGCCAACGCCACTAAGTGGGGGACTATTGTTCTGACCAGTTCTAACGCATCGTTCTACGACAAACTTGCCGCCCTCAAAGCTACCCCCGATGGCGAGTTTATGCGTCTCTTGGAGTACAAGATTGAACTCACGGGTAATTTATCCAAGCAAGAAGCCGACGCCATATTTAACTCTCTGTACGACAACTACGGGCATGCTGGGGTCAAGTACGCTCAATACCTAGTCGGCGACCTAGAAAATGCCATGGATTTGGTAATGCAGGTTCAGCAGCGGGTCGACAAAGCCGTGGATATGAGCAACCGTGAGCGCTTCTGGTCGGCTGTCGTTGCATGTAACATCGCTGGTGCTTTGATTGCCAAAGACCTAGGCATTATCGACTTTGATATTCACAGGGTCTACAAGTGGATTGTGGAAGAACTCAAGGTTATGCGTCATGAGATCAAGGCTCCAAGCGTCGGCGTAACTGATGCAATCAGTGAGTTTATTAACGAGAACCGTGGTGCCGTGCTGGTCATTAATGACGAGGTTGACGGACGTACCGGTATGGAACAATTACCAATCCAAGAGCCTAGACTAGACAAGTTATTTGTTAGGATTGAGCCTGATACCAAAGAGATGTACATCAATGCCAAGCAGTTTAGAAAATACTGCTCTGAGAATCAGATTACTTTGAAAGACGTGCTTAATGCTTTGCAGGCAGATAAAGCATATCTTGGGATCAAAAAGAAACGTATTTCTAAGGGGACTAAAATTAAGTCCGGTGCCGTCGATTGCTTTGCCTTTGATATATCGGCTAAGTGCTTTGAGGAAGAGCAGTTACTGGACGTAGCAACAGAAAATGCTGATACACGGGCTGAGCTTCACAGTTAATTGGAAGAACTTTGTGGTGGGGTCGTCATTCTTTATCCCCTGCTTGGATACGGAAGAGGCTTTGACTCAAGTTAGCCGCACCACAAAACGTCTTGGGTACAAGATTAAGACACAAATTGTTGTAGAAAAGGGAATACGTGGGTTGCGGGTATGGCGTATTAAGTAGTATTATTTGCCTGTAGCCAGTGGCTACTTCATTTGTTTCCTTGTTAAGTGATACTTTATCCCCCACTTCGGTGGGGGCTTTTTTAGTCTTCGGCTTTATCGCCGTAACCACCAAACTCAGATAGTCGGCCTATTAAGCGCTTGTCATATGTCATGCCGCCCATAGATTCAGCAAGTGCACGACGTTCGTAACGTCCACGAACAGACTTTAACAAGTTCTTAGGTTTAATAGCGATTTCAGGATATTGTTCATTAAACTTAGCTATTTTTTCTAATGTGCGCTCTCTAAGATCTTCATCGTCATTATCTATAGCCATAAAGAACGCATCTCTTAAACGAGCTTGACGTTTCAAAATATCCTGTTCTATGGTCTTTCTATCAATATTAACTTTTTGCTGCTGTGCAACACGTTCTGGTGCAAAACCCAAGGACTGATAAAAAGCTTCGGCGCCAGTAATATCACCTACAAGTTCATCACCCTTGAGGTTGGTAGCCCGACCTTCACCAAATGTCTCACTAAATCGCATACCCTTTAGGAAGTTTTTAATGACCGCAGGAGACGCCGTTTCAATTGCTCGGTCTACGTACCCTTGGTTGTATTGTTTTACGGCCTCAGCGCTGTTAATTACAAGCCCTGCAGTTGGTCCAAGCAGGTTAATTAACTGATTCTGTACCCACGATACTTCGTCGTCGCTCTTACGCATATCCCTGAACCACAAACCATTTAAGCTCAAACGATCTGCTACGTTAGCACCAGTTAATTGAGATACGGCACCACGGGCCATTACATCACCAAAGAACCCACCAAAGGTCTCGTTAGCCCACTCTTTGAACCAAATATCAAAGTCCCAATCCTCTTCGTCGTCCTCACCAAATACAGCCTGCAAAGCGTTGGCGGTTGAAGATACCACCCACCATAAGGGTAAACCCGAAGCTCCAGCAAATACTGCGGTTGTTCCATAAACGCCTAATAGTCGGCTACGTGCTTCTTTGCGGAAGTCAGCAATATATTGTTCTACGGCAGCGTCTAACTGCTCTTCTGTCATTCTTGGTTGTTCAGTTCTAAATGCTTTGTCTTCAGCCTTAATCTGGTCTCGAATTAAAGCCCGCTCGGTAGGAGTGAACTCTTTATAAATAGTTTCAAATGCACTGCGGGTCAGCAGATAAGTCATCTGTTGCGAGAACTGCTTGAACTGAAGAATAACTTTTGCAGCTGGGCCTTGGAAATATCTTGGTTTATTTAGCGTTGAGTAGTCGAACATTGATTTGTAGGTCAGTTCTTTAGCTACCTCAATAGCTTTTTTGCGAGCGCCTTCTTCGTTGTAGCCCTTGGCTTTGTACTGCTGATAGGCTAGGTCAAACGATGACATGAAAACCACCTCACGGTTGAACTTCTCAGCGCCGTGGAAAACAAAGCTGGCGTACTTCATCACGGCATGCTCGGCACCCTCTTGATACAAAGCCGACGGTGTTTCAGCCAAGCCAACGATGTCATGAGTCAAAGTAATGTCAATAATGCCGTCAGCCACAGCCCGCTGATATGCTTCTCTTTGGGCTTCAGACAAGATGTCTAACCTGTTGGATAAGGATGGCGTAACAAATTTACCGTCTTTATCCTTAAACCCAGAGCCCAATACCCGTTTGCTGTACGCTGCCATGGTAGCCATGGCTTTAGCGTTACCAAACTTAGCACCGACTACAGGCAAGCCAACGGCTGGCACACCCAACATGTTAGTAATTGCAGAAGCTGGAGAAGTCATGAACCACAAGAATGACAAGTTACTAAGCCGTGCCGCAGTCTGACCAGTATCCACTGGGTTCATGATGTAGTTGACTCTGTGCTGCTTAATTTCTTGTAGGTACTCAGCCATGACTTTGCCTTCTTCACGGTCTAACTCACGAACCTGCGTGGAAGCGGCGTCTAACGAGTTGTAAAGGGGTCGGCTGTATTTATACCGAGAGTGCTGATAAGCCATATGGAAAGCGGACGACGTAAAGGCACGTAGCATATCCAAGTCCATACCGGGAATATTTTCACGGTTCATAAACATTCTTCGGATGCTGGCGTCTGGCAACTGCAATAAGTACAGATCTTCAACGGCTTTGGTCAGATTGTCACGCAGCGTTTGCTCGTCAGGACCCTTCAGTCCCATAGTATCTGCGGCTGGCGTGGTCTTAATTAAATCTTTTAACGTAGTTAAAGCCTGAGCATTCTGCAGATTTTCTGAATACAGCAAGTCCCTAGAGCTATTACGGGGAGTAATATCTTGTTGTGGGTCAAAGTCTTTGCCGTATTTCTTTTGCAGAATAGGTATTACGGTCTGAATAAAAGCATCCCGCTGCTCTGGCGACTCAAACATATAGAACGAGCGCTTGTCTCCTCGCATTAACTGTACCGAGTATTCGCCAAAACGACGTAATGGGAAGTAAGGCTCAATACTTTGGTCTTCAAAGTGTTTCTTCATTGACAGGTATTCTGGGTTGGCTAAAGCTTCGGCTTTGCTAAACCCGTCCGCCATTAAAGACAACATCTTGTTTTCAAGGTTCATGGCAACATAGGCATCGTACCGGCGCTTGTAAAACTTTTTGACGTCTTCGTAAATTTTTTGACCTTCTGGTCCTATTTGCTGCCAAGCATCGTCAATTAGCTTGTTGCCAGTTTTTATAAAGTTACCACTAGCATCTCGTTTGCTGGGGTCTTTTTTGGCTACCGTAGTATCAATCATGAGCTTACTCATGAGTTGTGCCTTTACAGGATCTTTACTTTGATACTCTTGCCAAGGCCGAATCTCGTTTTTTACTTCCTCAAGTATGTTGTTACGATACTCAAGCATGTTTTCAACAGTATTAATAAACTCTTTGATCTTAGGCACTCGGTCGCCCATAATGTCGCTAATCTGACGTAGGGTAAGTGCGCCAACATAGACATTACGTAACCTATCCTTTACTCCACTCCATGTAAGTCTGCCGTTTAGAATGGTGTTCATAAGGCCCATGTATTGAGACGAGTTATATGGCAACGTGCCAGCCATTATGGATTTACCTGCGTTGCTATAGGCAATAACGGCTGTGTCATCTTTAGTGGAAGTGCGCATAATGGCATTAACGTTAGCTAGGGTTTTACCTAATACGTTATCAAGACCGAACAACTTACCAATTAACCCAATAAACTTATCCCACAGACTTAACGCTTTACCACCTTTATAAGGTTTTTCGTACTTAAGAACCTGTAAAAACTCTTGAAAGTCTGGATTAGACATCGCTTCAGACACAAACTCGTATACGTTCTCAAAGCCATAGGACCCTGCAGCTGCAGTGCCTTCGTATTTCTTTTTAGCGTATGCGTACAGTTCTCTAATTTCGTTAACAGCCAACTGTTGGGCTGGGGTTAAAGAACCATAGTTTTCTGGGATTAAGTTGTAAAGCGTAGCAGCATGTACTACCTCGTGTAAGAACGTAGCAGTGCTCATACCACCACGATCAGAATTTAAATTGATTGTATTCATACCCGCAAAGAAAAAGCCCTGCGAGTTTAGGTTAGACACGGCATCCCTATAAGTCTTTAGTAATTGTGCAAACTGACCTGCAATGGGTGGGATTACATCATCTTCGCCAAAGGTAATTTTTTTATTGGCAATATCTTCAAGGACTTGCAATGTCTGACGTACAACGGCTGGATCATTTATATCGCCACGTAGATTGTGCTTTGCAATAAATTCTTTACCCCATGGGAAGCTACTTAACTGATTAATAAACTGAGCCCGCTGGCCTTTAGCATTACGCTGAATATAGTACGCCGTCAGTTTGTTCTGTTGATTTACAACAATATCAGTAGTTAGGTTAAGTTCAAGCAGGCGCTTTGACAGCCCAGAAATAAACTGCAAATATGTACGTGACTCGGCTTCACCAGACGGTTTGCGGATATCAAGCTTTTGACTAGCAATTAGACGAAGAGCGCCGTTTATGTCATTAGCTTCAATTCGCTCTTGAATAGCTGGGTGCATTATTGAGAACTGCCGGGCGGTTAACTTCTTTATTTCTCCAGCAGCGGTAAATAACCCTTTCATACCAGCAGGGATAGCTTGAACTTCTTCTTTACCAGTCGGCCTACGATACAATGACTTTAAGTAGGATGGGTCTATACCAGAAGCCTTACGCTTAGTAGCGTTGTTCATGGCTTGGTTAGCCCGGCGGTTCATCTCCCTAAATTCTTTTACCGTAGCCTCAAACTTGTTGTACTCCTGCTGAGGTAGATTGTCTTTAATCCACTCCCGGAATAAATTAGCCTGTTCAGTGTTCTGACCCCTGAAGCTAATACCGCTAAAGTCATCAATTGGCACACCAATATCAAACGCAGCCGAGCGCATTGCAAGTCCGTAACGCCAACCACCAACGTCAGCGTTTAAATAAGCTAAGGCAGCTTTGCCTTCAGGAGTGTCCTTATCTATGCTCTTAATTGCACGACCAACCGCTGCGCCAATATATGGGTCTAAGTTTGCTAAATCTTCGGAACCCCTAAATGGCAAAGCAGCTTCTGCCTCACCAATACGACCCTTTTCAAACCGATCTACGGCGGTGTTAAACATCTCCCGTAGCTTCTCCATACCTTGGCGGGTATTGATGTTCTTCATCTTGGTTAACGCACCAAGCACTTCAGCCTGCTGCTTGGCAGGCATATTAGGTATCTGTTGAGATAGTGCCGAGGTCAGGGTTTCTCTTTCTTTGGGCGCAATACTTAGGCTATCAAAGAAGTTGTTTAGGAACTGCATCCTACGATTAAGTTCAGGTCCTGATAATGGCACTCCGACGTCTGGTCCTTTGGGTGGCTCTGGGGGTGGTCCAATGGGTCGACCCTGTGCGTCTGTCTCTCTAAAGCGAGATACTTCTTTACGCATCTTACCGCCAATGAATTCACTAACGTCATCTAAGAACTTACGCACCTCACCCTTAAATTTAACGGACTCGGCTGGGTTAGCGCTAGCTGGTTTGAGGCTATCAAACAGGTCACGAACTGGTCTTGTAGGATCCCCGGGGGTACCGACCAACATAAGTCTAGCCCGCTCACCTTCAGGCACTTCTTCAATACCCTGCATTTCAGGCACACGACCTTCGCCAGTTAGCTCAAATTCAGGGGCTCCAGTTTCTATTACACGCTCAGGTTCTTTGCCAGGCTCTTCTGCTGGAAACTCAAAACCCATCTGCCCACGGACTGCGAACTCTTGTCTAGCCGCTTCGTATGCGCTGGCATAATCTGCGCCTTGGTCTTCTGGTCGTTCTACAACTTTACTAGTTCTAGCTCTAAATATTTCTGCGGCTTTTTCTTTTTCAGTATTTAGCTCAACCAAATCATCTTGTAATTCAACAAGTCTTTGATTTGCATATTCAATTCGTTCATCATTAGGATTAACTTCAGCAATGTCTTTAATATAAGCTTTAGCTTGATTAATCTGGTCTTCTAGTTTGTAGTACCTATCTGCGTATTTTTCTAGCACATAATCAAAACGCTCTGCGTCTTCACCCCAAAAAGCTTTGTTGTACTCACCTTCATCAGATGGTGGGGGTGGTGGCGGTGTTGGGACTTCACCCGCAACGGTAGGGGGTGCGGGAGGCGCAGGGGGTTGCGCAGCAGCTAATTCACCACGATAACCAGCGTATCCTCTAGCCCCACCAGACACACCACCGATACCGCCACCAGCTGCAGCAGCACCGAAGAATGCCTCTTTGTATTCGTTCTTAGCGTCGTCACTGGTTAAGTCAAGCCCAGCCTGGTAGCGTTCAGCTGCTTGTTCTAATACTTCGGTCGGGGCTTCGGCAATAATACCGACGGTTGCACCCTTACCAGCACGCTTAGCTACTTCTTTACCTACGGCGCCAGCACCTATTTCTCCAGCAGCACGTCTTGCAGCTAGTTCTTTTAGGACTTGTTCACCTGTATTTTTACCAACACTGCTAAGTCCAACTGCAAAGCGGTCGGCAAAGTATCCAATAGGGGCTGTACCACCAGCGGTCAAAGCAGCCTTGGCAATTTCTAATTCTTCCGGGTCTTGTTTCTCCCGTGCTTGACGCATCAAGAAGTTACCAAACTGTTGTACACCGTATGTAGCAATACCAGCTACTGGACCAACAATAGGAGCAAGGGGTCCTGATAGCGCAGCTGCCCCAGCGCCAACAGCCAGAGGTCCAGCCATCTGAGGAGCGCTTTGTAATACTTGTTCAAGTATATATTTAGGTGCCTGCGCTGCCGCTGCAGCAAAGCCTTGCTCTTTGGCTATACGCTCAAAGTCAGCAACGGTCATACCTGGTTTCTCTTCAGGCTTCTCTTTTTTGGCTTCAGCCATGACCTGACGAATACCTTCGGTATCTCCCGTAGCTTTTTTAGCAGCTATGCCAAGACCCGTTGCAACTTCACCCAAAGACTCAACGCCACGCCCAAACGCAGCTGGGATGGCTTGAAAGAAACCTACATCTTCTGGTTTTGCAGAGGCGGCTTTACGTTCTTGAGTTAGTCGTTTGGCAGTCGATTCAATAACTGACGGGTCGGTCCCATCAGGAAACTCGAGCATAGTCCCGTCATATAACTGGGCTTGAATAGCCATTATTAACCTCTAATTGGATTGCCTTGGGCATCAAACCGTAGTATGCCAGGACCTTGTCCTCCACCGCCTTGTCCACCCCCAACACCACCACCTGGAGTTAGTAATCTAATAATTTCTGCTCTTTGGGCCTCAAGTTCTGCACGACGAGGATCTTTTTTACCCATTAATCCTAATCTTTCATCTATAGAAGCTAAAGCAACTTTGGCTTTTTGAACTTCGGTAGACTCAAAGCGCCCTGCACCCTTAACAATCTGAAGTGCGTCGGCGAACTTCATACCTGGATTTTCAGCCATAACTCGCTCAACCGCTTCTTTCTCAAAGCGACCTGCTTGACCAGCAGCGCCAGCACTAATCTGTGCAGCTTGGATACGACTCATACGATCTTCATACTTACCATAGGCTTCTTGAGCAGCAGCAACGTCACCACGCTGTTCGGCACGGCGGGCTTTGTCAAGCTCCATACGGGCTTTCTGTGCTTCAGCTTCCATCGTATCTTGAGTTTTGCGTGCAGCTTCAACGCCAGTAGCGTACTCAGTCAAACCAGCAGCAGCAGCTTGGCCGATACCACCAGGAGCGGGGGTAGATGCAAATTTAAGAAAGCCTTTAGCCATAGCCATACGCTCATCACGGCTCAAACGCTCAGCACTTTTACCAAGGCGCTCATCCAAGAACTTTTCATACTCAGCACCAATTTGACCTTTGGGGCCCGCACCTTTAATTTCAGATAGGAACTTAGCAAACGAATTAGGCCCTTGAGCAGCAGCTTTACTTTCTGCGGCTTGCGCTGCCTTAGTGCCAGTTTGCTTTTCTTCTGTCTTTGCAGCAGGTTTAATTTCTTCTGGGGGCATACCAGGCAGCGCTGGAGAACCTTCTGCAAACACACCTTGCCCACGAGCTATCTCATCTAACTGTTCAGGAGTGTATTTTTTAGCTGGTTGAAATTGACCTAGCTTAGACGGGAACTGCCCTAACTTGCTAGCCAGTGAATCGTATTGAAACGGTGCTTTAGGAGCTGCTGCAGATCGCCGTAATTTTTCTTCAAAAGATAAAACTTTATCTTCGTCTTTAACTACCTGATCTTCGTTTGGGTTTAATTCAGGATCTCCAAAAGCAATAATGCCACCACCAGCTAAAGTCTGCGACTCAAACGCTGGGCCACCAGCCATAGCAATACCTGACATCCGTGCTTGTTGAGTTTGTTGGGCAGCCTTGGCTTCCATCTGCTTTGCCATAATAACTTCAGCTGCCATTTTGCGAACCTCAGTGCTAGGCGAAGAGTTCTTAATCTGCTCTAAACGCTGCATACCACCAGGCATGTCGGCAATTTCTTCAAGGTCGGCACGGGTGCTATCAACTACACCCCCTGGTTTATATCCTTTAGTAATACCACCTTCACGGTACTCTTTAATTACGCCACCTTCTTTACGACCAAATAACGATGCACCAGCACCAAGTAAACCAATGCCTTGTTGCATAGTAGAAGGCTGAGCTTGATACAGCTGGGTTGTTTGAGTTTGTAATGGCAAGCCACGTAACATGGCGTTCATCATGCCAAGCTGCATAAACGGATATTGCTGAGCAATAGCGTAATCTTGAATAGCCTGATTAATCTTGGCTTGTTCAGCAGCCTGTTGTTGTGCACCCATCTGGGATTGCAAACCAATAATATCTCTTTGAGCTCCTAATTGAGCACCACCTAACTGACCTAATGTTCCTGCTGCTTGTGTAGCAGCACCTAGCCCACCTAACCCGAATTGTCCAGCACCAACAGCTTGCCCAATCCCTTGTAAGCCCATGCCAGCACCTTGAATACCTTGAGCGGTTCCAGCTAAACCTAATTGACCAGCGGCTTGTTGAGCACCAACGCCTTGCAAACCAAGACCAGCGCCTTGCATACCAAGTCCTAAACCACCATACCCAGCCTGTAAACCTTGAAGTCCTAGCTGTGCGCCAAACTGTTGTTGGCGTTGTGCGTCTTCAAAAGCCTTCTGAGACCCTGTGGCGGTGATGTTTTGTAATTGTGACCCTAAAGCACGCTCGGCTTCGGCTTCAGCAATTGCTTGACGGCTACCACCAAACGCCCCAGCACCAACTGCCTGAGCTTTACGAAGTCCTTGTCCAATCCCGTAATCTCGTAAAGCTTGGGATTTTTGATAGTCCACCACATTCTGCATATATGGCGACATGTACGCTGCGGTAGCGTACGGATCTGTAGCTTGACGAGCAAATGCCTCACCAGCACCAAAGCCTTGTTCGGCGGCTTCTACACCACGAGCACCATAACCAGCGCCCATACGTCCATACATGCCCGCCTGTCTTCCAGTTTGTCTTGCAGTTTGTAAGGCTTGTTGGGCTCCCATACCACCATATTCCGCACCGGCTGCCCCATACCCAAGAGCTTGTTGCCCTAAAATACCAGCTTGCTCGGCAGCGCCAAGTCCACCAACACCCGCAGCACCAGCTAATTCTGAACCTGCTTGAAACTGGGACGGCGCCTGCAAGTAATACGCAGACTGTTGAGCTTGTTGTTGAAGAGGGCTAAAACCAGCAAAGTAGTTATTAACGTCAGTGCTATATGGTTGATATGGCCTAAAGCCAGTCATGTCGGCGTTATAAATCTGCGCCTGGGTAGACTGCAGCATGTTTTCGACGTATGGGCGAGCGTACTCAGGAATGTTGGTAGAGTAAGTCGTAGTTTGAGTTGGGCCACCACCGCCACCGGAGGATCCGCCCCCCATGGCGTTGCCATAAGGTAATAGTTTTTGTTTGTATCTTAATAAGCTCATAATCTTGCCTCTACAATTCTGTAGCGTTCTTTAAACCCATAGCGTGTCCACAAACGAGCAATTGCTTCTCTTGCTGCTCCCTGTATCTTAGTCGCCCCATAACTTTTTAACAACTCAGAAAACTGTTTATACGTATCCTGATTACTAATTAATTTGCCGCCTATCGCTATTACAAATGCAACTCTATCGTTTGGCATATTAAAAAAGTTAATTGCCGCTGCACCTTTAATAGCTTTTTCTTCGTCTACTGCTACTACTAATAACCAATCACCCCTAGCCAAATACGCCTTAGCCTGCTCAGCCGTGTAGTCATCCTCACCCCACTTTAACGCTTCTGCTAAAAACCCCTCAACTAAAGGCCAAGTCTGGTGAAAATGTTGAGTAAAAACGGGTTGAATCGTTAAACTCATTAGCCGCCCGAGTAGTTATAGTAAGTATTTTGTTGGTCTTGTTGCTGTTGTTGTGTTTTTTCTAACTCTGCAATTCTGGCTCTTGCCGCATCTAAATCTGTCTTATAGACGCTTGGTTGCACCCGATTAAGAGCTTCCATAGCCGGTGCCATATTAGGTCTGTAAGCCAAAGCAGGATTTTGATACGTCGGCATCGGACCACGCATCATAGGACTATTAAACCGACCTTGCATTTGTAGTAGCGCCGCTGGTAAACCAGACATGGGTTGTGGCATCATTGGTCGTTGCATCATTTGTTGTGTTAGAGGAGACATCTGTGGTGCCATATAGTTGCTTGGTCCAATTCCAGGGCCGCCAGTTCTAGGGCCTTGAGATAAAGCTGAAGGAGGTATATATCCAGGGCTACCTGGATTACCAATTTGCTCAGCTTGATTTATCCCTCTGAGCATCCCAGCTATACCGTTTCCTCCACCACCAGCCATATCTTCTCCTTATGCCGGTAAGTATTTATCGGCTTTAACCGCAGGTGCTTGCTTTTTTCTACCAGTGCGAGCTTTGCGAATTTTGTCCATCATCTTATATAACTTACGAGCACCTGCATCGGTCGAGCCATTACCTAAATGACTTACTACATCCGCCGGTACCACAAACTCTCCATCAGCCAGTCGGGCAGGTTGCTTTCCACCAATAACGCCAGGTATAGAGTCAGACATCCCATCGCCAGGGCCTTTAAGCATCCTGCCACCATCTGAATACCCTCCTATACTAGACATAACGCCGCCACTAGCGGCTTCTTCAACGTTACCTAAAGGCTTAGCTGCTGCTTTTAATACGGGTAAACCCTTAATATTGGCTTTCTTTTGCATGCTACCTAAACGAGTCATTGCTGCAGTAAAGGCATCTTGGCTGCGTGTTGTTGGGTCAGTATCTTTATATACACCAGCATCTCCTTTTGGAAGAGCTCTAGCTACACCACCTGTGTTCATACCAGCAGCAGTTACTAATGGGTTTGATTTTTGATAAGAAGGTTCTGTATCCAACATTTCTAAACTAGCAGGTCGTTGGGTAGGGGTAGCATATTGAGTCTTATCAATCATGCCTTGTGGGTATAAACCACCTTGTGGGTTCATAGCTGTATTCATTTGAGTCATACGCTCAACTGGGCCGCCACCACCTTGTAACTTCATAATACCGCCTTCGGCTGCATAAACTGGATATTGGGCACGGTAATATGGATTAGGGCGTATGGGTTCCTGTCCTTGAAAATTAGGTGAAATACGACGTAGTGGGCTTACGTAGTTATTCTCTGGGCCAGTCTGGGTTTGCGCAGCATCACCAATTAAACCATATGCGGGTAAACCCTGAATAGCCATCCGACCTAATGTTCCTTGGTCTTGGTAGAAGCTAGGTTGGGCATTAATTGTTCTTAATGCGTTAGAAGTGCTTGAAGGGCTAACAGGTGGAGCAGAACTTGCCACTGTACCAGTAGTGAGATCCGGACCTACTCCAGTTATTCCTTGAGCCGCAGCGTCTGGTCTGACGGGGGTAAACCCAGGATTAATAGGAGCAACAGGGGGCATTGTTCCAGGTGGTACAGTAGGTTGTCCAGCCAAACCAGAATACACATTAGACACATCAGGGGTTGGTGTAGGCATCCCAGATTGAACAATACCAGTAGCAGTATTTAAATTACTTGTTGTGGCTTGTTTAGCTAACTCTTCGGTCATTTGCCGACCAGCTTCAGTACCAGCAGTTTCCGCTGTTTTTTGGGTTACGTCGGCTAAAAGGTTAGGAGCATCAGCATAAGCACCAAGACCCCCTGCAATACCACCGCCGAGACCACCCATAAGTGCAGCTTGTCCAGCATCTTTACCAGTAACTGCCGCAGTCAAACCACTAATAGCCGCACCAGATAAGGCTCCAGCAGCAATACCACCCATAGTCGGCCCAAGAGCCCCAGCCAAAACAGGGGTAGCAGCACCAGCTGTTAAATAGGTTAAACCAGCCGCAGCTACGACTGGGAGAATATCTTCTAAGAATCCTGCTTCTGGAAGCCCGGTTTGTGGGTTAGTTGTTAGGGAGCCGCCTTTAGCCATTGCCAGCGCTTGAAGTCCTTTAACCTCGTTGGGGGTCATGTGGACAAGCATGGTGTCGTTGCCACGACCTTTGCTCTTTAAGTAGTGTGCTGTATGGTGAAGTCCCATATTTACCTCACGGGGTTGATTTGGTTGAAGTTTATCATGTATATAACGCCGAAACAAACGTTGCGGTAAGAATTACAGACGGAGAAGCTGGGTGTACAGGGGCTGTTCCAGGGGGGTAAGTGGCAGCTACCGTATTTCCAGATTCTGAAGCATACATTAACTGGATATTATCCCCAGCATTAACCGCTACAACTAGGTTCCAAGAAACAATTGCAGCACCTACACCACCAGCGTGTTTTGATGGAATCGACACAGTACCCGCTGTTTGTGCTATATCTAACGTGTTTTTCCTAAACCAAAGAACTACGTTATCTATCCCAGTTGTGCAGTTTATAAGCTGGATACTGAACTGGACGTTGTAATACCCAGCCACGGCAAACACGACTTTGGTGTTATC